AAAGACACCGGCAACCTACGAAATAGTATGTTTTTTACTTATAGTAAAGGAACAAAAGGTGGAAGAGGAGAAAAACAGGATAGCAGCTTAATTAGTAGATGTCAGGCAGAATGTAGTATTGCATATACTATAAACAAGCCGACAGCTATAATTGGTTTTGCAGCAGAATATGCTACTTTTGTACATGAGGCATTAAATAGACATTTTAGAGAACCTGGGAGTGGAGCAAAATATTTTGAAACGCATTTAGTTAGCAATGAAAATTATTTTAAAGAATTATTAAAGAAGCATAGCAAATGACAGGTATAGCAGGTATTATAAAAGACTATTTAGTTAGCAAAGGATTTACATATACATATGTAAATATAAAGCCTATTACACCACAAAAGTGTGTTGTAGTTTTTGATGTAGCTGGTAGAAGTCCTGAGTTTACGTTTGACGGTGCTAAATTTAGAAAACCTTCTATACAAATTACTAGTAGAGATTATAAATATGATGATAGCTACAGTTTAATTAGTGATATTATTAGTTATTTAGAGCAACTGGAAGGCACTACTTATAGCAATATTCAATTTATTCAGGTGGAGCAAACGACAGATATTTTTAGTTATGACTATCAAGATGAATATAATAACATTTTAAAATGTTTTGCGGTTAATTTTAATTTAGAAATTTTTAAACAATAAAAAATATGGCAACAAAAATTTTAATAGGAAAAGATACGAGATTATGTATCAAAGAAGGCAGCAGTTATGTAAATATGGCTGGTGCTCGCAATATAGGATACCCTTCTGCTGCACCTGACGAGTTAGATATTACACAGTATGGTGTAGCTGGCGACTTTGATAGCTTTCAAGCTGGTATGATATCAGCTGGTGAATTCACAGTAGAAATGCAGTACCTGGCTAGCGAATATGATAAATACTTGAATTTAATGTTTAATAAAACATTAAACGAGTTTCTTATTGCGTTTAAAACCGAAACTGGTTATAAAGAATATACATTTAAAGCTTACATTTCGCAAATGCCGATTACGTGTGTGGTTACAGAAATAATGACCTACGAAATTACACTGCAGCTAACAGGTGAGATTACAAAGCACACTGGCGGCACATCGTTATTACCAGCTTATTTGCCAACACTGCAATATGGTATAATAGGCAAGGGAACAAAAGTAGAATTAAGTACAGACGGTACTACTTATAAAGCAGTTAAGTTTGCTTACGAATGTAACGGACCTGATTTTGCTTTAAGTTACGAAGATGTAACTTCGTTTGAAACAGTAGGAATGGTGAAAGAGCAACTGCCGATGACGTTCTCGATTGGTAATTTTTCTGTAACAGCAATAGCTTCCGATGGTTATGGAACAAATGAATTAGGTTACGACGAATTGCTAACTTATGTAACTAATCAAACTTTATTATATTTTAGAATAACATATCCATCGACTGAAAAATGGCTTGGTAGAGCATACTTAATGGACTTAACCAGAGACTTGAATATAAAAGGTAAGCAAGGGATATCATTTAATTTACGTTTGACAGAGAAGCCTTTATTAACTGGAGTTACACAAGTAGATTTGTTAGATCAGGATGTTTTAGATGCGATAGAACTAATAAGTAATTTACCTATGCCAGCTGATATTACTGATGTTAATTACGCTACTTATATAACTGTTACAACTACTGCATATCAAGATTATAAAGCTTTGACAAATAATCAGAAAAATCAAATTAGCTTTATATTGATATATAAACTTAATCAGGTAATGGAAAAGATAGACACACTGAATTTAGCAGATAATAATCCACCTATTGATTGGGACGCATAAAAAATAATATTATGATACCAAATGTTGAATTTTTAGAATATGGTAATGAAAAGATACCAGTAGTGGTTACATTGACTGTTTTAAGTAAAGCTAACATAGACTTTAAAGAAAAATACGATAAAGATTTACTAGAAATTATTCTAACAGACAAACCTGGTGCATATTATATAGAAGCTATTACATATCTTTTTAAACACGCAATAGTGATAGGGTGCGAACGAGCTAATGTAAAACTAAAAAAAGAATGGGAAAAAGTAGATATATTAATAGATGACTATGATATCTTTTTAAAATTCGTTGAAATAACAGTGAAAAGCTTAACAGCTCTAACTGATAAAGGTAATGAAGCAAAAACTACGGAAAAAAAAATGAAATCAAAAATGTAAGTGAATTGATAATGTTTTTTAGAGTGAGCTTACCGTTTATGAGTTTTGATGAAATTTTAGAATGCACAATTGGTGAGCTCACTTTTTTATTAGATAAACATTTAGAGAGAGAAAATGAAAAATTAATATTTTTAGCTAGAAATATGTATGAGGTAGCTCGTTTTAATGTTCTTAATATGTATGCTCAAAATCCGTATGTTAAGGAAATCCCCAAGCTTGAGTTCCCGTGGGACAAAGATAAAAAAGATAATTTAGATAGAATAGCAACGAATGAGGAATTTGAGGCATTTTTAAATAGTTTTATAAAAAAAGATAATAGTAATGGAAATTAGTGGTTTAATAGCAAGAATAGGTGTAGACTTAACAGAGTTTGAGCGTGGTATTGCTAAAATGCAAAGCAGATTAGAGGATACTGCTAGCAAAATGGCTACTGTAGGCAAAAAAATGTCTTTAATGATAACGGCTCCTATAACTGCTTTGGGTACTGGTAGCTTTAAACTTTACAAAGACTACGAAAGCGTTGTAAATAAGATAGTTAGCTTAACAGACGTTAGTAAAGAAGCATGGAGTTCATTAGAAGGGCAAGTTAAAGAGATATCAGATGTATCAGGTAAATCATTGAAAGAAGTAGCTGAAGGTTTTTATTTTATTGCGAGTAGTGGCTTTGAAGGAGCTGCAGCTTTAGATATTTTAGATAAGTCTGCAAAGGCAGCGGCAAGTGGTTTAGGTAGTAGTGAAGATGTATCGCAACTACTTACATCTGTTTTACAAGCGTATGGTGAGGAAAATATTAGTGCAGCAAAAGCAACAGATATACTTATTCGTAGTGTGAAAGATGGCAAAGCTGAAGCTTCAGATATGGCAACGAATTTAGGTAGGATATTACCCGTTGCAGCACAGATGAATGTTAGCTTTGACCAAGTTAGTGCAGCAGTTGCTGGATTAACATTAATAGGTATGGACGTGCCCGAAGCTGTAACTGCAATACGTGGCGTTTTATCTGAAATGCTAAATATGAGTGAGCAAGGCAAACAAGCACTATTAGATATGGGTACTAGCTATGATGAGCTATATAATGTTTTAACAACGCGAGGTTTATTACCATTTTTACAGCAAATAGATGCATTAGTTGCACAATTTGGTGAGCAAAGCATTGCGAAAGTATTTAATAATGTTAGGTCATTAACTGGTGTTTTAGGATTAGTAGGCAAGAATTCAGAGCAGGTTTCAGCTATCTTTAATGATATAGCTAACGCTGGAGGTGATTTAGATAAGGCGTTTGAAAACACGCAGCAAACTTTGCAATATAAATGGAACGTTGCTGTAGATAGTGCTAAAAGCGTGCTAATAGAATTAGGTACAGGAATAAAAGGAGCATTAGTACCTGTTTTAAACAGTTTGTCTAATTTGCTAAAAGGCGTGAGTAACTTTTTTAGTAAATTATCAGATAGCACAAAAACGACAATAGTAGTTGTAGGTGGAATAGTAGCAGCATTAGGACCAGCGCTATTAATTGGTTCGCAGCTTTTAAAAATGATTAAAGGCATTATACCTTTAATTACAGTATTAAAGACTGGTTTTGTAAATTTGCAAGCGAGTATAGTTGCTGGAACTACAGGTCTAAAAGGATTTAATTTAGCATTTAAGATGTTAGGAAATTTAGCAAAGACAAATCCGTTTGGTTTAATTTTAACTGCAGCTACATTATTAGTGCCTGTTATTAGTAAACTTACTGGTAAACATAAAGAGCTGAACGAAGAATTAGAGGAGCAAAATAGTTTACAGAAAGAG